GATACCTTTTTATTAAGGTTACCATCTAGACCCTGCTTATTAAGAAACCCTAAATATCCCTTGCGTTTATCTTTAAGTTTAGATTGCGGTTGCCTTCTAGCATCTACGATTTGTTTTTGCATCGGGTCATTCTTTGCGAAATCATCACGGTCTAGGGCTATCAGATCACGCTGAGCTTTCGGCAATGCCATAGCGCAAGGTATCAACTGCTCCGCGTACTCTTCCGGTGTAATCATAGACTTGGAGTCTTTAGTATTGGGTGAGATTAAATGATTAATCGTGTAGCCCAATCCTTGCCAGCGTTTGAATATCTTAGCGTTATTCTCTTGACTAGATAGGTCGCTTGCTATTGAGTTGTATAGGTCCTGCGCGTATTCACCTACACTGGTTTTAAAAGTATGTTGCTTAAGTATGTCCATTTTACTGTTTCCTTTCGTTGAATGTGTAGGGGATCCCCTACGTGACCGCAAGGCTGTATGCCTTGCTTACTATTAATATACATTAAATCTTGGTAAATACTAGCGATAGGTAATTTTTAGTGGTAAATAATATAGACCCCCTACCCCCCCTACGTCTGTCTGTAGTTACATCGTGTATATATTGTCTATTACGCACCAACAAATCTGATTCTGGGTTATTCGGTTATTCGGTTCAGTTATTTGCTCTGCTGAATAACCTGCACAACCTGCACAACCCACGTCCCAAGCGGGCTGTACACTTACTAAAACTTCTCTGAACAAAACCTGCATTCATACATGAACGTGTTATGACATAAACAAAAACCTTGTCAGGTATGTCAGGTAGTTAAATTTCTTTTCCACACAGGAAACACCCCCCTTTGGAGTCCCAAACATCTTGCAGAAAAAATTTTTTTCTGGTATAACGCATTTTAATGCGTTACTTACTTGGTGTCTGACACCCTGCGAATAATATGACTTTGAGCGTAGAACCTGAAATTGGTGTACCTATCCCTGCTGCTAATATACCTCCTATGGATCTTAACGATAGGATGACAGTAACTACGAACACGATAAATAAGTTAGAAGAACACGGTTTAGATACCACCCCCACACCTGAAGATAGGGATATAGCTGCTAAATTAACAGTAGCTTATGCAGGTAACCCCGAAAATACCTCTAAAAAAGTGTCAACAAGGAATGCATCTACCCTACCTCCTGCCTCAGTGGTGTTGACCAAGACTATTTTGGATGAGTTTGGGCAGTCTGTGGTAGAAAGTGCCACCCAGATACGGCATTTAGTGACCAATAAGTTGCTTATAGAGACTGAAGACCCTGATCCGAAGCAGAGAATGAAGGCTTTGGAGCTTTTAGGTAAGATTTCAGACGTTGGTTTGTTCTCTGAGAAGTCAGAAGTGACCATAACACACCAATCTACAGACGATTTAAGGGCTAAATTACGGCAAAAATTAGAAAAATTGGTAAATCCGGCAGAAAATGTAGAAGACGCTGTAATTATTGATGGAGAACCCTTAAATGTGGACCAAGAATTAGGGTTTTTCGATGAAGAAAGCTAAAGATCCCAAAGTAGGTACAGGTAAAAAGCCGAAAGGTAGTGGAAGGAGACTATACACCGATGAAAACCCGAAGGACACTGTTAGTATTGCGTATGCGACTCCGGCTGATGCTAAGAAAACTGTGGCGAAAGTTAAAAAGGTTAACAAACCGTTTGCTAGAAAGATTCAAATCCTCACCGTCCTTGAACAACGAGCCAAAGCAGCAGGTAAAAACGAGCAAGCCCAGATCGCCAAGAAAGGCAAAGAAGCAATAAGGAAACAGCATGGCAAAAATAAGGTATGACAGGTTTTACTATGAACCTCTACCTGAATCTTTGACCATAGGTGACAGTGATATTGAAGGTCTTGGTCTTTTTGCTACTGAAGACATAGATGAGGATGAGGATCTTGGTGCCACGCACATTAAGGTTCCAATGATATCTGGATTTATAAGGACACCGTTAGGAGGTTTTATAAACCACTCTGAAGAACCCAACTGCGTGTTGATACTTGTTCAAGATTGGGATGATTACAGGATATATAATTTATATACAGCACAAAAAATACATGAAGGCGAAGAGATAACTCTTAATTATGACAACTGATTTTTCAGAAAAAGAGATTCAACATATGCTAGATAACCTAGACAATTTTTCTTCTGAAGAGGTTGTAGAGATACATAGGCTTGTCGATGAACTGGCTACACGTAGACAGAATAAGCTGGCGTATGATGATCTAATAGAATTTTGTAGGAGGATGCAACCGGATTATATAGTGGGTAAGCATCACCGTAGACTGGCTAACATGTTGATGGCGATAGAAGCTGGGGACAAAGATCGTATCTGTGTGAACATACCCCCGCGCCACGGTAAGTCTCAGTTGGTATCTATCTTCTTTCCAGCGTGGTTTTTAGGTAGGAATCCTAATAAGAAAGTAATGATGGTGTCGCATACTACTGATTTAGCTGTAGATTTCGGTAGGAAGGTACGTAATCTCATATCTACTGATGAGTATAAAATTTTATTTCCTACTGTAAGACTAGCCATAGATTCTAAATCAGCAGGTAGATGGAACACGAATACGGGTGGTGAATACTATGCTTGCGGTGTTGGCTCTGCACTGGCAGGTCGTGGTGCGGATCTCCTATTGGTTGATGACCCCCATTCGGAGCAGGATGTAATTAATGGTAATTTCTCAACATTTGAGAAAGCCTACGAGTGGTATACCTTTGGTGCTCGCACACGTCTTATGCCCGGTGGTAGGGTCGCAATTATACAGACCCGTTGGCACATGGATGACCTGACAGGTCGTGTTATCAAGGATATGCAAAACGACAAAGCTGACCAGTTTGAAGTGATTGAGTTCCCTGCAATTCTTGAGATAGAGGATGCGGATGGGGAGATAACCGAGAAACCTCTGTGGCCTGAGTTTTTTGATTTAGAGGCTTTATTACGTACCAAGGCTTCTATGCCCACATTTCAATGGAACGCTCAGTATCAACAACATCCCACTGCCGAAGAAGCTGCCATAGTAAAAAGAGAGTGGTGGAATCTGTGGATGAGTGAGGATGCACCTTCTTGTGAATATATTATTATGTCTCTTGACTCTGCTGCGGAGAAACACAACCGTGCAGATTATACGGCACTCACTACGTGGGGTGTGTTTATGAATGATGAGGAAGGTGCGTATAATATAATATTGTTAAATAGTATAAAGAAGCGGTTGGAGTTCCATGAGTTAAAGGATCTGGCTATGCAAGAATACGCTGACTGGGAACCTGATTCGTTTATTGTGGAAAAGAAAAGTTCTGGGGTAGCTCTCTATCAGGAGATGCGGAGAATGGGGTTGCCGATACAGGAATATACCCCCCATAGAGGAACCGGAGATAAACTAGCTAGATTAAATTCTGTATCTGATATAGTATCGTCAGGTCTGTGCTGGGTTCCGCAGACCAGATGGGCAGAAGAGGTCGTAGAAGAGATAGCGGGATTTCCGTTTATGAGCCACGATGATTTGGTGGACTCTACTGTGATGGCTTTGATGAGATTTAGGCAAGGTGGGTTTATACGTCTACCAACAGATGAACCGGAAGAACAAACATATTTTAAGCGTAGAGCGAGTGGGTATTACTAATGGCTATTGAAAAAGGTATAACAGTTGCGCCAAAAGGTATAGAAGCAGAAGCTCTTTCAGAAGAGCCTAAAGAGCTTGAGATAGAAATTGTAGATCCTGAAATGGTCACTTTAGATGATGGTAGTGTAGAAATCACCATAGTGCCTGATGCTAATATGACTGATTTGGCAGCATTTGACGCTAATCTAGCAGAAATGTTAGAGGATAAAGATTTAGCTATGTTAGCCAATGATCTTTCGGACATGATCGAGTCTGACATGTCTAGTAGGAAAGATTGGGCGGATACATACGCAAAAGGTCTGGAGATAATAGGGTTTAAGTATGAGGAGCGAACCACCCCTTGGGAAGGTTCATGTGGGGTTCACTCTACGGTATTGTCAGAGGCTGCTATACGATTTCAAGCTGAGACCATGAGTGAGACCTTTCCTGCGGCTGGTCCCGTGCGGGTTAAGGTGCTGGGTAAAGAGTCCAGAGAAAAAGAAGAAGCGGCAGCTCGTGTCAGAGCTGATATGAATTATCAGTTAACAGAGAACATGGTTGAGTACCGTCCCGAACATGAACGCATGTTATACAGTCTTGGGTTAGCCGGATCTGCATTTAAAAAAGTTTATTACGATCCTACTATGGGTAGGCAAACCGCAGTATACATACCTGCGGAAGATGTAATTGTTCCTTATGGGGCATCAAACATAGAGTTTGCAGAACGTGTTACTCATGTTATGCGGAGAACTCAGAATGAAGTAAGAAAACTACAGGTAAATGGGTTTTATCGTGATATAGAGTTAGGTACTCCCAGACCTTACCACAGTGATATTGAAGAACAAAAAGCAGAGGACGGTGGATATTCTCTTACTGACGATGACAGATATACTTTATATGAGGTCCACGCTGACCTTGTAATAGAGGGTATTGACGAAGATGAGGGAGAGATAGCCAAACCTTATATCGTCACCATGGAAAGAAGCAACTATGAGATTCTTGCTATAAGACGTAATTGGAATGAAGAAGATCCTCTTATGTTAAAGCGGCAACATTTTGTTCACTACTCATATGTGCCCGGATTTGGCTTTTATGGGCTTGGTCTTATACACATAATAGGGGGGTACGCAAAAGCAGGCACTTCTCTTATACGACAACTTGTGGACGCTGGTACGTTATCGAATCTTCCGGGTGGTTTGAAATCTCGTGGACTAAGGATCAAAGGAGATGACACTCCAATAGAACCGGGTGAGTTTAAAGATGTGGATGTTCCATCTGGTAGCATCCGTGAGAATATAATGCCACTTCCTTACAAAGAGCCTAGTCAGACTCTATTGGCACTTCTTAATCAGATAACCACGGAAGGTAGACGGTTAGGCGCAATTAGCGATATGAACATATCTGATATGTCGGCTAATGCACCAGTTGGTACTACCCTAGCATTATTAGAGCGCACTCTTAAACCAATGGCGGCAGTACAGGCCCGTGTACATTATGCTATGAAACAAGAGTTTAAGATGCTTAAAAATATCATAGCAGATTATGCACCTACAGAATACGATTATGAACCGATAAGGGGCGAAGTAACTGCTAGACAAGCTGACTATATGTTGGTTGATGTAATACCTGTTAGTGATCCTAACAGTTCAACAATGGCGCAACGTGTGGTGCAGTATCAAGCTGTATTACAGATGGCGCAGCAGACTCCACAAATATATGACCTACCACAGTTACATCGTCAGATGATAGAAGTATTAGGTATAAAGAACGCAGATAAACTTGTACCAATAAAAGAGGATATTAAACCTATTGACCCTGTTAGTGAAAATATGAATGCTTTGACTACTACACCAATAAAAGCATTTATTTATCAGGATCACGATGCACACATAGCTGCACATCAGGCGTTTATGCAAGATCCTTCTATAGGTGGTATAATCCAGCAAAATCCGCAGGCGGGTCAGATACTTGCATCGTTACAAGCACATATAGCAGAACATCTTGGATTTAAATATCGTAGAGAGATGGAGGAGAAACTAGGCATACCACTACCAGCTCCAAGTGAAGAGATACCGCAGAATATGGAGGTTCCGTTATCTAAACTCATATCTGAGGCGGGTAAACAGTTATCTGAGCAGCATAAAAAAGAGGCGGCACAAAAACAAGCCCAAGCTCAAGCTCAAGATCCTTTGTTCCAGCTACAACAAGCAGAACTACAAGTTAAACAAGCAGAGGCTCAACGTAAAGCTGCAAAAGATCAGGTAGATGCACAACTTAGACAAGCAGAACTACAACGTAAGGCTGTAAAAGATCAGGCAGATATACAAATTAAAGAACAGGAATTACAACTTGAAGCACAGGAGACTGGAGCTAAACTTGCAGCCGATAGAAGAAAAGACGAGACAAAACTTGACCTTGATATACTAAAGGCTACCAAAGGAAATTAATAAATGGCTAAAACCGTCTTTGACGTGCTTTCAGAAAAAATTAAAAAAGATATAGATTCCACAACAGAATTTCTTAGTGGTGGGGGAATAAAAGATTTCTCTCAATACAAGGAAGCAACAGGTATGATCCGAGGTCTAAATACCTGTCTACAATATATCGAAGACCTTTCGCGTACTTACTTGGATGATGACGATGACTGATTTAAAAATTGTTCCTACCGATGCAGAAACTGATGAAGAACTAGATTTACAAATACCTGTGCCTGTTGGCTACCGCTTATTAATAGCTATGCCAGAAGTTGAGGATACTTATGGGGATTCTGGTATTTTAAAATCTAGCAAAGAGATTCATTACGATACTATTTTATCTACCATAGGTGTTGTACTTGATATGGGTCAACAGGCTTATGCTGATAAAGACAGATTTCCCACTGGTCCTTGGTGCAAGGTTGGTGATTATGTGATGTTTCGCATGAACACTGGCACAAGGTTTAAAGTAGGAGGGACTGAGTACCGTCTAATGAATGACGATTCTATCGAAGCCGTAGTAAACGATCCTCGTGGCGTTAAACGAGTGTAAGGAGACAGAAAATGGGATTTCAAAAAGTAGCATTTAATTTTCCCGAAGGGGAAGAAACAGTCATAGAAGTTGAACCTTCTACGGCTGAAGAAATGAAGAAAGTATCTGAGGTCAAGAAAGAAGAACCTAAAAAAGTAGAAGAGATTGAAATAGAGGTTGTAGATGACACTCCAAAGGCAGATCGTAATCGTAAACCTTCTGAACCACCTTCTGAAGTAACCGATGAAGAACTTGAAGAATATTCTGACAAAGTACAGAAAAGAATAAAACATTTCAGTAAAGGCTATCACGATGAACGTAGGGAAAAGGAAAGAGCGTTCAGAGAAAAACAAGAGTTAGAAAATTATGCGAAGACTCTTATTGAGGAAAACAAAAAATTAAAAACGACAGTAGATAAGAATCAAGAAGTTCTATTAGAACAGGCTAAAAAAACTGCTGCTGGTGAAGCATTACTCGCAAAACGTGCTTATAAACAAGCGTATGATGCAGGTGATTCTGAAAAACTAATAGAAGCACAGGAAAAACTAACCGCTGCTAAGATAAAAACAGATAAGTTAGAAAATTTCCGTGCTACTGCTTTACAAAAAGAAGAAGATACTGTACAAATACCAGAAAGTAGTACTCAACAAGAACCGCAGGTTGATCAACGCGCTCAGAAATGGGCAGAAGAGAATACTTGGTTTGGTCCTGATAAAGCCATGACGGGTTATGTCATGGGGGTACACGAAGAGTTAATATCTGACGGAGTTGATCCGACAGGAGATGAATACTACGAGAAGATTAATTCTCGTATGCGTAAAGTGTTTCCCGACCAGTTTGAGGACGTTTCCGAAGAAGTGGTTGAAGAAACTAAGAAGAGGACAAATGTGGTTGCACCCGCTACGCGGAGCACTGCACCTAAAAAAATTAGGTTAACGCAAACACAGGTCGCTATTGCTAAAAGATTAGGAGTTCCATTGGAACTATACGCCCAAAAGGTTGCAGAAGAAATGAGGAAGGAATAATGGCTGAAAACAAGTTGAAAGACTCTCGTACAAAACGAGATCAAGACACAAGGGAAACCACGCAACGAAAAAAAGCATGGACAAGACCTGAAGTGTTAGTTACTCCTGACCCTGAACCGGGTTGGGAATTTCATTGGGTTCGTGTAAGCACTCAAGGGCAACTTGATCCTACCAATGTTTCTTCAAAACTACGTGAGGGATGGGTGCCTGTAAAGGCAGAGGACTACCCGCAATTTGTAATTATGCACAATGAAGTGGAACGCTTCAAAGATAATGTTGTGCAGGGTGGACTTATGCTTTGTAAAGCACCTGCTGAGTTGGTTGAGGAACGTAACGCTTTTTATATGGATCAAACGAAATCTCAAATGCACTCAGTCGATAATAACCTCATGCGCGAAAATGATCCCCGTATGCCTCTTTTCAATGAGAGGAAAACTAAAGTTACTTTCGGAAGAGGGTGATTTAATTTTTAAGAGGACACTAAAATGGCTTATCCAACGATAGATGCCCCTTACGGGCTAAAACCTGTCAAGTTGTTAAGCGGTGTTCCATATGTGGGTACAGTTCGTCACTACAGTATAGCTAGTGGATATGCTACTGATATCTTTTATGGAGACGCTGTGAAACTTGTAACAGGTGGTACTGTTGAACGTGATACGTTTGATGCTGCCATGACTCCTATTGGAGTCTTTATGGGTGTTTCATATACAGATCCTAGCACAGGACAAATAACCTTTAAGCAATACTACCCTGCAAGCACTGCTGCCTCTGACATAAAGGCGTATGTATGTGATGCAACGGACGTGTTGTTTAAGGCGGTTGTCTTGTCTTCAGGAACCACTGTTGGGGATCTGGCATTGACTGACCTTGGAGCAAATGTGGCTGGTGTGAATAATGCAGGTAGTACCGTTACTGGTAATTCAAAAGCGGGTATATCTGACACTTCTGCTACTACTAGCTCCCTTCCATTCCGCATAGTAGAGTTAGTTGAAGAAACTAAAAACTCTTCTGGTGGGTTCACTGAGGCACTTGTGAAGTGGAACGCTGGACATGCGTTTGCTAACACAACTGGTATTTAAGGAGACTTGAGAAATGGCTATTTCAAGAGCGCAACTACTTAAAGAACTCCTTCCGGGCCTCAATGCCTTATTTGGATTGGAGTATGCAAAATATGGAGAAGAACACGCTGAGATTTATGAGACTGAAACCTCAGATCGTTCTTTTGAAGAAGAAACCAAGTTGTCAGGATTCTCTGCGGCACCTGTTAAAGATGAAGGTTCTGCAATAGAGTATGACAATGCACAAGAAGCGTTCACCGCACGGTACACGCACGAGACTATAGCTATGGGCTTTAGTTTGACAGAAGAGGCGATTGAAGACAATTTGTACGATTCGCTTTCTGCTAGATATACTAAAGCGTTGGCTAGGGCCATGGCGTATACCAAACAGGTTAAAGCTGCTGCTATATTAAACAGTGCGTTTGATAGCGGTACTACCTACGGTGATGGTGTATCTTTATGTAATACTGCACACCCACTTGTTTCTGGTGGCACTAACTCAAACCGCCCAGCAGTAGCTGCTGACTTGAATGAGACTTCTCTTGAAGCCGCAGTCATTCAGATTGGTCAGTGGACTGATGAGCGTGGTTTGAAAATAGCTGCACAGCCTAGAAAACTTGTGATTCCTTCAAACCTTCAGTTTGTTGCTACTAGACTGTTGGAGACAGAAGGACGAGTGGGTACAGCAGATAATGATTTGAACGCAATACGTAGTAATGGTTCTATCCCTGAAGGATATACAATCAACCATTATCTTACGGATACTGATGCGTTTTTCATTATGACTGACGTGCCAAATGGCTTGAAGCACTTTACTCGTACACCAATGGCTACATCTATGGATGCAGACTTTGATACAGGTAATAGTCGCTATAAAGCTCGTGAGCGTTATTCTTTCGGTGTATCCGATCCCTTGGGGATTTTTGGATCGCCCGGAGCGTAATTCTTTGTGGTGTAAGAAGAGGGGCGGCACTTGCTGCCCTTTCTTTTTTGTTTTATAGTATAACTATCCCTGACAGTTACATGGTGTGACTGACATTAGCCACGACAGGAGATAAACATGGCGAACACAACTTTCAACGGTCCCGTCCGTTCCGAAAACGGATTCACTATAATATCTAAAAATAGCTCTACTGGGGCTGTAACAGATGTAGCTTCTATTGCCTCTACAGGTATTATTACTAATAAATTTGTAAAACACGTAGGTTTTGCTACGGGTGTCACTGTAAATACAACTGCTGGTGATAGCCCTGCAATCGGTGAATTTACACAGCCAGCAAACACTATTATCACAGACATCAAAATATTTTGTGTAACTGCTCCTGTTATTGGAACAGGTGATATTGGTTACGAAGTTGGCACATCTAGTTCTGGTGCTCAGATTGTAGCTGCGGTTACAGATGAGATATTAGATGGTGGAACGACTGTTGTGGTGGGTAATGTTACAACCACGACTTTGGTCGCACAAACTCAAAGTGCTACTACCGCACCAGCGTCTGTTCAGTATACGTCTGCAGAACGAACTATATTTTGTAACATTACTAACACCGTTGATGCGACCACTGCTGGATCGTTTACTTTTATTATTGAGTATGTACAGGTTGCATAATAGGAGGCAACAATGGCTGATGCAGTTACCTCACAGACACTGATAGATGGGCCTATCCATGTAGCTATGAAATTTACAAATGTTTCTGATGGCACAGGAGAATCTGCTGTTACTAAAGTGGATGTAAGTGCTTTAGAAACTGGCCCATACGGTAAGACGTGTACCGGAGTTACTATAGAACGTATCTGGTGGCAGTGCATAGGAATGAAAGTTCAAATCCTTTTTGATGCCAGCACAGATCAGTTTTGTATTGAACTTGGTGAAAATCAAAGTGGTAACCATGACTACAGCCTGTTTGGGGGTCTTAGTAATAACGCAGGATCTGGAAAAACAGGTGACATAAATTTTACCACTGTAGGACATTCTAGTGCAGATACATACACGATAATTATGTATATGCGTAAGAATTATGCGTAACGATTACTACGGTAAGAAAGAGACATGCCCTACTTTTAAAAAAGGCGGTATGAAAGGTATGTCTATAAAGAGTGGTGATAAACGTCCTACCAAGCAAGGTGCTGGTATGACAGCAAAAGGGGTAGCCAAGTATAGACGGCAAAACCCCGGTTCTAAACTACAAACGGCTGTAACGGAAAAGAAACCAACTGGCAAAAGAGCTGCTAGGCGTAAGTCATTCTGCGCTCGCTCTGCTGGACAGATGAAGAAATTTCCTAAAGCTGCAAAAGACCCTAATTCTAGGTTGCGACAAGCGAGAAGACGATGGAGATGCTAAATGGCATATTTACAATCAAACATCCCGCATTTCAAGTGCTGGGTGCGAAAGGAGTTTACACATAATCATGAAAAGTACCATGGCGAATATTTACATGCACTGGCGATTGCGGTTACAGCTATACCGGATAGATCACTTAGTTTTCAAGTAGTGTTTACTGGAGCAGAGACATATAACGATGAGAATGAGCCAAATATACACGGTGGAGCAATGTGGGCTAGAATGCCCATAGAAGCTCTTGTAGGAGATACGATATTGGAGCAATGGCCCGAACCTATGTTGCCACGTTTAGCGCAACCTTGGGATTGTAGTTCACGAGGACATCAGATACATGTTTATGACAGAACAAGTTCAAGTCCTTGGATATGTAAGATAGATGGAGAGTTCCATACAGGTAAGTACATGTTTACAGTAGATTATACAGATAGTAGTATTTCTGATGATCCTGCTCAACATAAACAAAGCCATGTGATAGAACTTACCGATGCAGGAGAATGGACAGGTAATATAGTGGCTCTCCCTAATAATAGGGTCAGAGTTACAAATCCTGCTCTTTGGGAATGTGGCGAAGGTGCTCCAGATTTTAGACCTAGCCAATGGGTTCTTAGTGCAGAGTGTGACAGTAGTTATATGGACCCTGAAGTTACATTTGATAATTTATATGCGGAGAATGGTGATGGCTACGACAAGGAGTAGGGTACGTAAAGGACGGGCTGAGAAAAGACCTTTTGAAAAAGTAGAGAAAAAAGAAGACACTGAAACTAAAGTGACTCGTAGGGGTAAAAGAACTGTTCCAAAGCCTTTTGAAAAAGTAGAAAAGAAAAAAGACACAAAGCCTTTTGAAAAAGTAGAAAAGGAAAGAACTACAAAACCTATGAGTAGAGCCGTGATTGGCGAAGGTTTTAATATAGGTAAGGCAGAAAAGAAGGCTACAGAACTTGGAAAAAAGGCAGACACTGTAGCCAAGAAAAGTAAAGAAGTTTTGGCTGACAAACCAAAAACACCTCCTAAACCTCCACCAAAAGTTAAAGCAGATAAAAGCACTCCAGATTATAAAAGCTACAAAAGTCTGGCAGCCGCAAAAAAAGCAGGGTCTTTATACTATGATAAAGATGGTAAGAAAATGGCAGCAGTTACTAAGGAAGACTTAAAAGAAAGTGGAATGAGTTTACGTGATTATTTGAACAAAAAAGAAGGTAAAAAACGTTCTGGTAAGTTTATTACCCCTAACAAAGAAGATATGGAGATGGATAAACCTAGAGTAACTATGCCCAAAATGAGAGGTGGAGGCATGATGAAGACTAAAGGATATTCTATGGGAGGACTTAAAAAGCCTACCGCTGATCAGAAAGGTTTGAAGAAGTTACCTACGGAAGTTCGTAACAAAATGGGTTATATGAAAGGAGGAGGTATGATGAAGACTAAGGGCTATGCCAAAGGCGGTATGAAAACTAAGGGTTACGCTAAAGGCGGTATGAAAAAGATGATGGGTGGTGGCATGGCTATGGGTATGGACCCCCGTAAGAAACGTAAAGATATGATGGGTCTTGGTGCTGCTGCTTCACCTATGATGAAGGGCGGTGGCATGATGAAGACTAAGATGAACACCAAAGGAGGTATGAAAGGTGGTGGCATGATGAAGACCAAGATGGGCACCAAGGGTGGCATGAAGGGTGGTGGAAAGGTCAGAGGAGCTGGAATCGCTCGTAAGGGTGTTAGACCAGCAAAAATGCTATGAGAAGATATTATAAAAGTGGTGGTAAGATATGCCCAAAAGGAAAAGCATGGGCAAAACGCACCTTTGATACATACCCCTCTGCTTATGCGAATATGGCAGCCTCTAAATACTGTAAAGATCCTAATTACGCAAAGGGTGCTAAAGGTAAGAAGAAAAAATAATGGGCCAACTAAAAGACTGGGTAAAACAGGACTGGGTTAGGATTGGTACAGACGGAAAGATCAAGGGTAAATGTGGTACTTCTAAAGATAAGAAGAACCCGGATCGTTGCCTACCTAGAAGCAAAGCACAATCACTGAGTCAGAGTGAGAGGGCTACTACTGCCAGAAAGAAAAAGAAAGCTGGGGCAAAAGGAAAAACCGTGGTAGCAAACACACCAAAAGCTAAAGTAAGAAACATGAGGGAAGGTGGTTTAGCAAGAGGTAAACGATCTATTGCCAAAGGCTGTGGTAAAGTTATGGAAGGTAGACGTAAAAAAACTTTGTATGTGTAGGAAATAATTATGGCTACATCAGGCACTACCGCGTTTGATATGGATTTTACTGAAATAGCTGAAGAGGCTTGGGAAAGAGCTGGACGTGAGATGCGTTCTGGTTATGACCTTAGAACAGCCAGACGCTCTATGAACCTAATGACAATAGAGTGGCAAAACAGAGGTATAAATCTTTTTACTATAGACGAAGGCACTGTCGATCTAACAGAAGGCACAGGACAGTATACTCTCCCTGCAGATACTATTGACTTATTAGAACAAGTCATACGCACCGATAGTGGCACCTATCCGACACAATCTGATCTTAACATAACACGTATTAGTGTGAGCACTTACGCCTCTATTCCTAACAAGTTAATACGTGGTAGGCCCATACAGGTGTACATAGAAAGGCTGGTAGATGCGCCCAAAATAAATGTATGGCCCGTGCCAGATAAAAGTAATTATTATGTATTTAAGTATTACAGAATGCGTAGAATACAAGATGCTGGTAGTGGTGTTGAAACAGCGGATATGAACTTTCGATTTTTACCGTGTCTTGTCGCAGGACTTGCATATCACATAGCTATGAAAGATCCAGAACTTGCAGTTAGAATACCTCTATTAAAAGAAGTTTACGAAGAGCAGTTTGCTTTAGCTGCTGCTGAAGATAGAGTAAAGGCACCTGCTAGGTTTGTACCTCGTATAGGGTACATCTAATGTCTACTAGGTTTGCCTCTAACAAACGCGCTATAGCCGAGTGCGATATTTGTGGTTTTCAATATAAGTTAAAAACTCTTAGAGACATAATAGAGAAAGGTAGAAATACTCATCTAAAAGCCTGTAATGAATGTTGGAATGAAGATCACCCCCAACTTAAATTAGGCGAGTTTCCTGTGTATGACCCACAAGCTATCCGTGATCCGAGACCTGATAAAAGTTTAGGTGATGCAGGGTCCACAAGTAGTAGGGTAACGCAGTGGGGATGGAATCCAGTTGGCGGTCCTACATCTTTTTATGATAATCTAGTTCCAAATACGTTGGTGGGCACAGGTAGTGTAGGCACAGTTACGGTGACAACATGACTATGACATATACACAGTTAAAGACAAATATAGAGGATGTGGTAGAAAATTCATTCACTACGGACCAACTTAATTTATTTATACAACAAGCAGAACAAAAAATATATAACGCTGTGCAGTTCCCTGCGTTACGAAAAAATGTAACTGGCACAACAACATCAGGGGTAAAGTATTTAACAGTGCCCACTGATTTTTTATATGTTTATAGTTTATCTGTTATTGATTCTAGCAGTAATTATATATTCCTTTTAAACAAAGATGTTAATTTTATACGGGAGGCTTACCCTGTCGCAGCCACTACAGGAGTCCCCAAGCACTACGCTCTTTTTGATCAAACATCTTTTATTTTAGGTCCAACACCCAATAGTGCATATACAGCCGAGTTGCATTATGGGTATTACCCAGAATCTATCGTTACAGCTAGTTCTACTCCTTGGTTAGGTACTGAATTTGATTCGACACTTCTTAATGGCTCTTTAGTAGAGGCTGCTAGATTCCTAAAGAGTGAACCTGACGTTATTGCCATGTACGACAAGATGTACGGAGAGTCTATGTTACTATTAAAGAGTCTTGGAGACGGTAAATTACGAGCTGACACGTATCGTTCTGGACAACCTAGGCTTGAGGTACAGTAATGTTTAACATTGAAATGGGTTTATCGCAAACTGGGGTAGTGGGAGTAGAAACTACCGAGTATAAAGGACATGATGTAGAGTTCTGGGCAGATCGAGCCACACAACGTATTGTATCTGTGGGAGGCGATTGTCATCCAGCAATACAAGAACAGGCAGAGGCATTTAAAAAGCAAGTGTTTAATACGATTGTTTTTTATATGAAAGAAGCAATTAAAAGTGATAGAACTACTTTATCTGGCACGTTAGAGAAAAACCAACAAGGTGATTTGGCAAAAATAATTAGGAGGATTTAATGTCTATATCTCAAGCAATGTGCACTAGCTTCAAAAAGGAACTGATGGAAGCAAAGCACAATTTTTTAAACAGTGGTGGTAGTACATTTAAGTTAGCAATGTATACAAGTTCCGCAAGTCTTGGGGCAGGCACCACTGCTTATACCACTTCTAACGAAGTATCTGGAACAGGGTACACAGCAAAAGGTAACACGTTAACACGGGTTGATCCTACAACTAGCAGCACTACAGCGTTTACTGACTTTGCAGACACTACTTTTAGTTCAGCAACGTTGACTGCAAGAGGAGCATTAATCTTTAACGAAGATACTTCTGGCGATACATCTGTTTGTGTTCTTGACTTTGGTGGAGATAAGACCTCTACGGCAGGAGATTTTACTATAGTGTTCCCGACAGCAGATGCGAGTAATGCGATCATACGGATAGCGTAGTATGGCAAATATTAACGGTTGGGGTAGAGGTGCTTGGGGCGAAGGAGCTTGGGGCACGGCCTTACCTGTTAATGCTACAGGAGTAGTAGGAACCTCTGCCGTTGGCAGTGAGTCAGTAATAGCCAAAGCAAACGTATCTGTTACAGGGGTAGCAGGAACTTCTGCTTTAGGTAGTGAGTCGGTAGTAGCAAAGGCTACTGTATCTGTTACAGGGGTAGCAGGAACTTCTGCTTTAGGTAGTGAGTCAGTAATAGCAAAGGCCACTGCTTCTGCTACAGGGGTAGCAGGAACTGGAGCAGTAAACGCCCCCTCTGCGGTTATAGGTGCAGCAATAGTTGGTGTATCGGCAGTAGCATCTACCAGTGGTCTTGGTGATGAATCTGTAATATGTGCAGCTAATGTATCAGTAACCGGAGTTGTTGGAACTTCTGCACTTGGCGATGAAAGTTTAATAACAAACAATAATGTATCCGTTACGGGATTAGTTGGGACTTCTGCTTTAGGTAGCGAGTCTGTAGTAGCAAAAGCAAATGTATCCGTTACAGGATTATCTAGTACAAGTGAATTGGGTGACGAATCTGTAATTGCGAAAGCAACTGCTTCTGTCACTGGTTTAGCAGGTACAAGTGCGTTAGGTGATGAGTCTGTAACTGCAAAAGCAAATGTATCCGTTACAGGTCTGGTCGGAACTTCTGCAATAGGTAGTCAGACAGTTCAGACAGTGAATAGTGTTCCTGTTACTGGTGTTTTTGCTACGGGGGCAGTACAATCCGTTCTTGTGTGGGGTAACATAGATACTTCCCAAACACCGAATTATAGTGCTGTATCTGTTACACAAACGCCTAGTTGGACTGGTATATCAACTACGCAGACACCAAATTTTAGTGTTGTATCCACTACGCAAACGCCTAGTTGGAGCACAGTGTCCACTACGCAAACGCCTAGTTGGACTGATATTGCAGCGTGAGGATAACAAATGGCTACTTATGTAAATGACTTACGATTAAAAGAAATAGGAACTGGCGAGTCTTCAGGAAGTTGGGGCACGGAGACCAACACAAATCTTGAGCTTATAGCAGAGGCTATGGGTCATGGTTCTGAAGCAATCACTAACGCATCTACACATACTATCACAATGGCTGATGGCTCTACGGACGAGTTCCGTTCTACCTTTTTACGGTTAACTGGTGGAGGACAAGCCTGTACGGTAACTCTTGCACCCAATACTTTATCCCACACTTGGATCATGCGAAATGAGACCAGTGCCGCACTTACTCTTTCACAGGGATCTGGGGCTAATGTAGTCATAGCTGCGGGCCAAACCAAGATTGTTGCAACTGACGGAGCTGGATCTGGTGCTGTTGTCTATGAGATGGACGATCTTGAACTAGCAGGTAACCTTGCAGTAGGAGGAACGTTAGGCGTTACTGGTGCTCTCACCGGATCGAGCACTATCCAAGGAACTACGATCACAGCAACTACGGCTTTTGTTCCTGATGCTTCCGATGGTGCAGCTTTGGGTACAACCTCCCTTGAGTTTTCCGATATCTTCTTGGCTGATGGTGCGGTGATTAATCTAGGTGATGATCAGGATACTACTCTTACCCACGTTGCTGACACAGGGATATTGCTCAATAGCACACGGCAACTACAGTTTGGTGATTCTGGCACTTACATACACCAAAGTGCTGATGGGGTTCTGGATCTAGTTTCGGATACCGAAATTGAGATCAACGCTACCACAATAGATATCAACGGTAATGCTGACATATCGGGGACGATAGCGGCAGGGGGAGCAGTTACAGCAACAGGAGGAACGCTTACTACAGGTGATAACACAGCTACAGGTCTAACGATAAGCACAGGCTTGGACAATGGATCTGCATCCGACCCAATCGCATTGGATGTTGGGAATATTGGCGGTACTACTACGGATGGTCTTTTAATCTATAAAGCATCAGTTGGTGGGCTTGCAAGAAGTCAACTGCACATTCAAAGAACGGGAAGTGCAACTCATCAATTAGACTTACAACAACGTGATGCTAGTGGCAACATGCGTAATCGCATGACAATTACAAACGGGGAAGTTTCATTTAACGAAGATTCTATAGATTCTGACTTTCGCGTTGAGTCGGACGGCAACACGCACATGCTGTTTGTTGATGCTGGGAATAATCGGGTTGGAATTGGAGATTCTGCGCCAGACAATTTTGTAAATATAAAAGAAAGTACGTTATCTAGCCGTCCGGCATCTAACAGCAATACATCTTTAACTTTAGAACACGCCACAGATACAGGCATACAGTTTTTTTCTGCTACTCAAACTCAGATCAGATTCGGAGATGCAAGTTCAGATGCGGCAGGAGCTATTCTCTACACTCATTCAGATGATGTTTTAAAATTTAATACCCCCTCTGAAACTTTTAGATTGAGCAGTGCTGGTGCCGTGTTTAATGAGTCGGGAGGAGACATAGATTTCCGCGTTGAATCTGACGGCAACACGCACATGCTGTTCGTGGATGCTGGGAATAATCGGGTCGGGG